CCTCTGCGGCAGCTGCATTAATGATGAAGGCACCTTCCGGTACTTCCATAGGTACGTCGTCTGCAACACTCTCTTCAGGACTTGCTGCTGCCCCTCCAATGATTCCGGAGGGAGGGCCGTTAGGAGCAGGAGACTGAGGTACCTCTTGTTGTACCTGCGCTACCCCTCCCGTAGCCATCATCATATCTACTTGATCTTTTTCCGAAGGTATAAAGCTCCTGCGTACCCTACCATACATAACAAGATTCATAGCATCACGTGCATCTTCGTCCAGTAGATCTACATCCAAGTACATTCTATTGAGATTCATTTGATGCTGCCTTATTTAGTACCTTGCGGTAATATCTGAGGGTGTTGTCCTGCATGACATTAAAGCCTGTTTCTACCTCTACAGGCTCGTCATTTATAACTTCCTGAACTACTTTCCTGTTATTCTCTGCAAATTGATACGCGATGCGCTCATTCGCAAACGGGGTGTAATTATTGTTGTTTCCACGTCTGCTATCGATACCGTAAAAAGTCTGATCAAAGACTTGCGTAGGTAGCTGATAAGATGCGGCTGCAATCTCGTCTTGCATATCGTTAGCAGTTTTAATGACAAAGTCCGCAAATGTTTGGGGACTAGAGGTGATGTTATTATCCGTCATCTCATCAACTGCGAGACCGCCCTGTTTGATCATGGTGTACATGAGTTGTTGAGACGATAAAGATGCTTTATTACCCTGATTCACATAGTTTGGGTTATTTACAAGGGTTCCGCTATCCCTTAGAATAACTTCAATTGCTTGCTTGTTGGGCTTAAAACCATAATCATCTATAAGTGAATTGAGTGTTTTTGCGGCCTGCTGTGCATGGGTAGTTGCCCAAGAGGTGCTCGATTCTTCTTCTTGAGCTGTGGCTTCCGTAGCCTTAAACTGCTGTGTGTCCGCATCGTACTCAACACGAGCCTCTGATCGGCTCATATCATACTCACTTGTGGGTTGGGTAAATAGTAGCATGGCTTACAGTGTAAAATTGAAGTTGCGCCAGTCAATATTAAAAGGATCTACAACTTGGGGCTTGGTTGCTTCTTTTACGGCAGATAATGACTCATAGCCTTTGATCTTGCCGTTTTCGATCAGCTTTTGATCAAATATAATTTGACCTTGCTCGCGGGCTGACGTAAACAAATCTTTCCAATCAATATCGGCGGGAGTTGATGCGGTCGGTTTCAAAGCCCCTTTACTGATCATGTCAGCTACAATAGTGTTAGACGTATTGTAAAACCTACCCTTATCGAAATCAATTCGCGTGTTGATGTCTTTAAGTTTTGCTTGATCAACTTCAAACCCGTAGTTATCAACCAGCTCATTGAGAACCAAAGTAGCGGCGTTAGCTTCAGGTAATGTGTATGTAAAGCCTTTATTCTTACTCGATTCCCCTGTTATCTTAAACCGAAACTCAGAGGGCTTAGGCTTCATCATTTCCTTAAGGCCTTCTTCTCCATACTGTTGGAGTAGTCCGGGGAGTGACCTTGCAGCAAAACGCGGTTGAGATACTATATCCGCATAACCAATATCAGCATGACCGAAGGTAGAACCTTTTTTACCTGCAAAATATGAAACAACACCCACTCCGATAGCTAGAGGGTTTAGTACTGCTGCTGCCGTAGCTGCAGCCGAGTACCCTCCGATAGTTGCTAAAGCAGTCGCTGTACCTGCAGCGGCACCTATGCCCGTCACAAGATTCGGATCTTTAAGAAAAGCGTCTATCGAAACAATTGCACCTACAGCAGATACGGTTTTTGCGGCTGTGCTCGAGATGGTGCTTGACGTAGCAGTATCCATCTTTAGCTTTTCTTCTGCTAGTGTTTTAGATAGTGCATCCTTACCGGGGGTCAGAGGTACATTAACCTCGTTAAGAACCGTGTTAAGTTTAGCATTAACGGCTCCTCCGGCTACAATTTCTGTTGCTTTAGTGTTTATTGTGTTAGTTATATTGTCAACAAAACTAACAATTCCTCTGTTGGAATTAATCACGTTTGAAGCGGCTATTCCGGCACCTCCAGTAACAACCCCTGCAACAGGCATAGATACCGTAGTCGGCTGTAAAGAAACGGAAGGCACGCCCAGATCTGTTGATGGTTTTGAAGATGGCGGCGTAACCACGTCCTCTACAGTAACGATGCCTTGTTTTGGTTCTAAAAAAGACCAATCAACTGCTGGTGCCGTTGTCGCAAACGTAGTAATAAGCTCAGCCGAATCAGAGCCTAGACCATAAGTCTCTTCTGCGTACTTTTTGAGCTGTCGATCCGTGTACTTATCAGAGATAGTTTTAATGTCTTCTACGATACCTTTAAAGTTAACAAGATCGTCCTCTGAACCTAAATACCGAGATTCTACATCCTGTAATGCTTTATTGTAGGCTCGGTCTCTTTTTCTTTTTGCTGATCGTTCGAGCTCTCTTTGTTTCCACAAAGGAAGAGTAGTATCTAGGTCGGGTGCTTCTTGTATTTGATCTAAGATCGAGGGTGCGCCAACTACGGGTGATATGACGCTCGGGCTTTCCACAAACGGGCTTTGAGTAGGCGTAGTAGAAGCAAAGTTAAGGAAGCTCCCCTGTGTACCCGTCAAAGTGTCGTTTGGATCAATTGCCATTCTTCATAACTTCAGTATAGTTATTCTTCAAATTCAGGAGCATTTCCAGTAAAGCCGCTTTCCCCTGCAGACGGAACATTTCCTGTTCCGATTGTGCCATTACCAACCCCCGAAGCGTCAAGGCCTGAAGCTCCTTCAGGTACTCCAGCGTCGGGTCCCATACCTGCGGGTTGTTGACCAGCGGGGCCACCTTCTGGGCCTGCTCCTTGTTGTACATTCTGTAGTCCTTTCAGCATCTCTGCGTACATGGCTGCTTCGTCCATATTGTTGACGAGACTATCAGGATCGATGTCCTGAGAGATAGCCAGCTCTCGCATAAGGTTTGGTATCTTGATAAAGGGTGCCAACATCGGGTTGACCACCGTTTGCAGCAGAGCCGTGAGACGCTGCGTGCGTACCTCCTTTTGCATGACTGCAGAAGCACCGCGAGGTTTAATCTCTAGGTCGCCTACAATGTCAGGGGCGTCTTCATTGAATTGCATATTCCATTGGAAGTACGCCTCTCCCAACGGCTTGAGCATGAAGTCATCGATGTTCTTGATGACCGTCTTCATCGATAAGCTGGCGGAGCCGAGTAGCATCGACAAACCCGAAGCCGTACGGCCTGTACCGCTAACGCCCGTCTGTCCGTGCATGATTGACGGGATGCCCGTTTCCTCATCGGCAAGCTGGCGTGCAATCTGGTACATCTGGATGTTCTCACCTGCCGTGTTCGGGAACTTCAATCCGTTGATTGCGGTACCTGTTACGCCGGACTGGCGGCGGAAGATCTTTCCGGGGTATATATCGAAGTTCTGTCCGGGGACCAACGATGCTTCGTCTACGTCAAATACCAAGTTTCCGGCAAGAGCCAAGTTATCAATCGCCATACGCATATGCCCATTCATGAGCATCTGTGCGTCTTCCATGTTCTCGGCTACGCCTACACCAAAGATGTTGTACGGGTTAAGCTCAAAGGGTACGGCGCTGTACGGAATGCGTGCCGGAGTAAACGGGTTAAGCACACACCGAAGTACACGAGGGCCACACACCCAAGCATTAATCTGTACCTGATCGAGATCGTCCATTCCTGCCGGAAGGTCCATCCCAACTTCTCTGGCGAAGTGTCCGTCGAGTATGCCCCAATACTCAAGTACCTCGAAGCGGTTATCTTGGTATGACGGATCATTCTCATCGTTACGGACAGTATCTTCGTAGTACTTGTCCGTGTAGTTAGGTCCGCTCGCAATAACATCGGCAATCATCTGCTTGTCGAAGTACGGACGAGTCTGAAGAGAACGGAGCTGTTGACGGTTCATCCGGTGACGTTGGATAACGTACTCGGCATCATCAAGGCTCAAAGCCGACGGATCAGGGTGAAAGTCCCATACGGATACTGCCTCGATACGAGGTACAGTCTTTTCGTAGGGCTGGTACTCACGGTTGCCCTCCTCATCACGACCCCATTTGCTGATGGTCTTTGAGAAGTTCATCGGGCCTTTAACGATGCCCGTACCGAACAAGGCTGACTCGAACACTACTGCCCGAAGTACATTGACGGCATTCGTATCGAGTAGCTGATCGTGGATCATCTTTTCCATACGCCGTGCAGCTTCAGCAGCCGGAGAGATCTGAGGCTCACCTAGACGGGCACGACCTTCAGCTATAGGTAGCTGGCCGTACTCGTTGCGGAGACCGCCCAAGAAATCATTCTCTGGTTCCGTAGCTCGAGTAGCGCCGGGGGGTAGTTCCCGACCATCGCCCTCAAACCCAAACGGATCTGTGAGAGGTGCCGCATCATCAAGAGGCGTCTTAAGATGAGCAAACTCCGCGATACCTTCAGGTACGGGAGTCGATTCAACCGACAGTGGAAACTTCTTATTGGCAAATAAAATATCTACAATCTGCCCGTAAGCCGCCAAGACTTTCGTCTTAGTGATCTTGAGGAAGACTTTAGAACGCTCAGAATTGCGGTACTGGGTAGTACCGTCATTGAACGTCCCCCGGAAGTTCTTATACGCTTGCAGCCAACGCTGCTCGTGATTGTACCGTCCTACTTCCGCTGCACGGAAGCGTTCTTGGATTAATCCGGCGAGTCCGGGGGCTTTCTCTCCAGCGTTCTTAATTTCACTTGGCTGATCGTCTTCAGCCGAGCTGTACATATCGTCGGATGCCATTAAGAGTCCCCTTTGGGATTACTTGGTATTACTTACCGCTTGTGTTGTACAAGCTGCTATCGTCGGCCATTTTGAGCATGCCAGTGTCGGTAGGCTTGGTTTGTTTTTTAGGCATGTCTTCGGTAAGTACGCCCGTTTTGGTGCGAGTATCGAACTCGAGACCTTGACGGTACAATTTGGATTCGCCTACATTCTGGTCTACAGATTGTTTATCTTGGCCCATAATGTAGCCTGCTCCATAATTATAGTTGTTATTTGGCATTTTGTCTACTCCTTTTCTGCCATAATTCACAATTATTTATTCAATAATTGATTCATTTGATCCTCAGTAGAGGTTCGTTGTGGTAAGTTTCGTATTTGTTGTGAGATCTGCTCAGCCGTAACGCCTAAAGGCCCTGAGCGTAATTCTTTGGGTAGAGGTTCAATTTGTTCAATGTCGCCTGTAGTGACAGGGAGAGGGCTGACAACCTCCTCAACCGCTTGACCCGCCCGAAATGCTGCCGTGCCGTACTCCTCACGTTCAAAGGCTTCTTTAGCTTGTACGCCTTTTTCTTGTGCAGCAAAGAGAGATGCTGCCGTACCTGCGAGGGGAATAGCCTTTTTAACGCCTGTAGGTAGTTTGTCGTAGTACTCATTTAACTTGTCAAAAACATTTCGTACCGAATCTACGGTTATATCTCCGCGCTTGGCGGCGGCTTCTGCTTTGGCTTCTTCTTTGATTTTGGCCCGTGCAGATCGCTTTAGCTCTTGCTCTTCGGCTTTAATACGAGCAGCTTCTTCGGTTAGCCCTTCTCGTTTGACAACTTCTTCGGCTTGTTGGGTTTTAGCTTGCTCGGCACGGAGCTGTGCTTCAGCCGTTTGAGCTTCTATCTGTGCAGAAGCAAGGTTACGGCGGTCTTCAATTAGCTGTTTTTCTTCGGGGGTAAGTTCCCTCTGCTCTTGAGGTTGTAAAATATCGCCTTGCTCACGTACGATATCAATAGCCGTGTTACTTCCCGATATACGTTTAGCCGATACGTTAAGAGCTGCGGGCAGCTCATTAAGAGTGTTTAAACCGAGTACTTCGCCGTACATGTTCTGTAAAGCACGAAGCGCAATAGTAGGTTTAGCCTCTTCTCCCTGACGCATAATGCGAGAAATGTAATGCTCCGAAGACATCTTAGCGATAGAGTCCATCGTTTTTCCTGCATCAGCGTGGCCCATAATGGCACTTGCTTCTTCACGGAAACCCAATTCCATTGCTACGATAGAGGGGATTAATTTACGAAAGTCTTTGGCACCTTCGATTTCCCGCCCCATCTCTGAGGCATATGGCTTAAGCAAATCTCGGAGACCCCCCGGAGCGTTAATTGCTTGAGTCATTTTAGTCACAGTAGTATCAAAGATATTACTGCGACCCTCTTCTTCGGCAATCTCTGCCATGTCCCTGATGATCTCAAGAGCTACATCAGGTATTTTTATCTTTGCACGAGTCTTGAGGCCGCGTACTTTTTCAGTTAACATCCCCGTATCTAAATCGATATCATCGAGGGTTAGCCCTGCAATTTCCCCCGGACGTAGGGGTACTAGGGCATTTAATGCTAAAGCTGCGCGAGTTTGGGGATCTTCTACCTGAGCAATAGCTTTAGTAATAGCAGGCAATGTTATGCGAGCTTCGGGTACCGCTTCAAACTTTTTTGTACCCCGTTTTTGTTTACCACCAATTAGACCTGCAGATTGAGCTTTGGCTGAGTAGTCCGGAAATGGAGGTTCCATATCCAAGCTGGCTGCTGCACCATTTACCGCATTTTGTACTGTCGTTAATGCAGCAAAAGGTTGGCCTGCTTGCTTAGAAAGAACTTCGAGGTTGCTTGCCTTGCCGAGCTCTGTAAACGGAGAATTTAGATCAACCCCAACCTTAGTTAATTTGTTAGCAAATCCGCTAAGATTTTTAACACGGGATTCGGGGGCACCTTCACTGGCAATGTCGATAGCCTCACGTATCGTAAGAGTCTTATCTCGTAGTTTATCTGCTAACTCTGCCATGCCCTAGTATCCGAATGTCGAGTCTACTGGTTCGTAGATCCGATCCTTGATTCCTCTTAACTGACTGTTGATCGATGCGTAGCCCGATGTACGGGTCATTACCATGTAGCGGAGTGCGTCGTACGCGTGATCTTCTGCTTTGGTATCTACGTCTTCGCTGTTCGTTTTAGACAGCGGGATACCTGCCAATTGTTTGATGGTGTTCTGACAGGTACTGAATATCTTGATGCGGGGCTCGTTGGAGTACGGATCATCCGATAGACGCCGATGTACCTCCATCTTGCCTGCTATCCGATTACGGTCTGATGGGGTCCACCGTACACCCGTACGCATCATGGTTTCCGCGATCGACGGCCCGAGACCCGTTTTGTTCCAACACGACGCATCCAATACTGTGTAGTGGGGCGTTGGATCTTGCGCTTCCACTTCCATAATCTTTTGAGCAAGGTCCTCCCCCGTCATGCCTTTGCCGTACAACTCGCGATAAACCCAGATATTGTTATCCCAGTCGATAGCACCCCAAAGTACACAAGAGGGAGAACTATATCCGTAGTCGGCTGCTCTGATGCGGGGCCAGTTCGTGGGTAGCTCGATAGGGTCTACCACGTGACGTACCCTGCTAAATTCTGGGAACGCTGCACCTTCAGCAACGTCCCAGTCCCCTTCGAGAAGCCGTTTACGCTCTACCTCAGGGAGGGAGCGGAGCATCGCTTCGTACTGCCCGTCCGCCATCAAGTATGGGTTATCGGTTAGGCGTGCGGGGATAAACCGTCGATAGAAGAGAGGTTGACCCTCTTTAGGATGGCCTTGAGGCCACAAGAATGGTTTTCCGGTTTCAATGTCCGTAGCGGCAAAGGTTGTGTTGTGCTCCGCCGCCTCGATGTACATCTTCTTGACCCACCAACCGCCGACCCCTCCGGGGTTCGCCGTACATCTCATCGATAGGTTACCCATGAGTTCTGGGTCTGTGGTACGAAGACGAGAACGGAGATAGTCCCATACATAGGGGGTAGGGTACTGGGTAATCTCGTCGATACCGATCCACGCAAAGGCTTGACCTTGAAAGCGGGTTACGTCTCGGTCTTTCTCGAGGTAGGTAAACCAGAGAGTAGCTCCGGACGGGAAGTGCCAAGTGGATTTAGATTCCTTAAAGGAAGCCCCCGGAAAGGCTTTAGTGTAGAGCTGACGAGACTTGTCGATAAGTTCGGTTAGCTCGTCGAGGGTACGCCTTAGCAGCAGCCCCCTGAAATTAGGATTATGGCAATACCGCAGAGGATCAGCAAGTAGGGCAAAAGACTTACCACCCCCTGCAGCACCCCCATAAAGTACATCTTGTTCCGGAGCCGAGAGAAAATCATACTGAGGACCAGTATTAGGGCGAAATACGATTTCTGAATCTTCAACGAGATCTCGGACGGACTTGGGAAGGTTTTCGATCTTACCTTGATCGATGACAGTACTTTTTTGATTGTTGAGAGCATTTTCTACGAGTCCTGCCGCTTTCTTTTGCTCTCTGACGACTTGACGGTACCGCTTGGCTTGTCCATCGAGTTGTTTAGCCTTTTTAGCATTCTTTCTAATTCGTCGCTGAGTTTCTCGACGTGCTCGCTCAGTGCTCGATAGACGATAGGGGCTTTTAGGCGCGTTCGGGTCCTTTGGGGGACGGCCACGTTTACGCTTCGGAGCTTCTTCACCATTGTCGTGTTCTTCATCGGACATATATCACGCGAAATGAGCTTTGGGCTTGTACTGTTTGTTGGGGCTCTTAGAGTGTCGTCCCTTGCGGCGGATCTTGTTCTTGAAGATCAGGTTAGCAGGTACGGTTTTAGACTTGGTAGCCATCTGTTACTTAGGTGAGGATGTTTCATCTCTTGACATGGAGATGAATTTATTTAAAACACTGCTGCCTTTAGAGCCGTAACGATTAATAAAATCTTCTTTGGCTGCTTGGTATGCAGCTTTCTCACGGTCTGTGTTAACCCTAGCACCCATCCTTGCGATGTTTGCGGCTTGCCGTTCCATTAAATCAGTTGACGCCTTACCTTCAGCTCCCTGCTGGGCTCTAAAAGCTGCAGCACCTTGTTCGGGCGTACCTGCGGTTAATTCAGAACCGCCTGCTGCGTTGCGTGAGGGGTTCTTGTACTTGTCTGGTTCAGCCATTTGGATTAATCTCGCCTTTAGGGGGTAGAAGTACGACACCGTGTACGGCTTGTACGTTGTGGTTGATTGTTTCTTGTTTACCTAAGCCGATGCGATTGAGAAGGGCTTCTGCGGCCTTTAAGCGTATCTCGGCGCGTGGTTCGCTGCCGTCATCATCAATGGTCGCTACGAGGCGATTAACGGCCTTTACTGCGTGGCCTGCCATCAAGGACTTACTACGCTCGATGATCTCATCGGCAAGTGCATTACGGAGATAAGTAGTGGATTTGGGGTTGTACCCCGCATCTTCTGCAGCTTGACGAAGATTACCACCGTTCTCGAACAGGTTATCCAAGAATAACTGCTGTTTTTCGTTCAGCTCTTTAGGCTTACGGGTCTGTGGGAGTAAGTTCATAGGCTACATCACTATTTTCAGGTGTTATGGGCGATGAAGGTGTACTGGCTTGGTACCTGCGTTGTCATCTTAGCGTGCTCGGGCAGTCGTAGCCGTCGTACACATCGACCCACACTAGCATTTTAGTGGCTAATAGGGGGGTTGTCAAGGGTAAAATAACAAAAAAATAAAAAATAACGCGTTTATTTTCAAATGTATCGTAAAAAAGTGGGTACGGGGGTCATTTTTGGGGTTGACAAATCGTGATTTTGTAGATATACTGGGCGTATAAGCCTTTCCGGTAATATATATACCCATAGGGATACCTTATAGGGTACCCTGCAGGGACCCCCCTACCCCCCACAGATAACTTATTGAGGTTACTCCCTAAATGTACGCCACCAACCCCCCTTCGAGGGGGTTTTTTTGTGTCTTGCGTAACGGGCCACACCTTACACGTAGCCCATTAGTTGCCATATAACCCTATTTCCATAAAAATATGGGGAGATTGCATGCACATGTGCGGGGGAGGGTACTGGCCCTTGCCCGCCCTATAGGTCACATATTTATGTTCCCGTTCGGTGATGCCGTGGGATGCCCAAAACCCAGCCTATTTTTTCCCTGTGAACCATACCCAGCGCGTACCCGTCGCGTAGGCCTCGCGTGTGCGCACGTTGGGGGCTCCCAAAACGATTGAGCCCCTGCCCGATGTTATATGGCAAGCAACCCCAGTGGCATGTCGAAAGGGTAAAACCCTGAGCGTCGATGCCTGAAATACACGTCAAAACGAATAAACCCGAGACAATACCCAAAGCATAAAAACCCTTGTGGTTCATGCCCTTGCGAATTATTACCCCGAACACATAAAAAAACCCCCCAGCAACGCGCTGAGGGGCTCTGTGAAGGCCTCGAGGGGTGTACGAGCTACCCCTGAGACAAGCGCACATTGTGCTCTTCTACGGGGCTCTTGAGCGTCTTCTGGTGCTCTTCCAATTCCCGCGTCACCTTAAGAAGTACGTCGAGGGATCCCTTAACAACCGCCGACAAGTCCCGCACGTCACGGGTGAGCTCGTCGAGATCCGCCCGCACACTGTCCTGATAACTCTCGAAAGCCGTTTCGAGTAGTCTCTCTGAAGTGTCGAGGGTATTTTCTACACACTCTAACCGTGAGATTATGTCGTCAGCGTCGAGACTATCCAAGCGTGAAACGAGATCTTCGGCGTCAATATTGCAGATGCGTAAGTCCAACTTCTCAAGG